CTCCGTCTCTATAAATGCGCAAGCTGTTTGGTAGATCATTGCGCACCGTATCTATTTCGCCGTCGATATCGTAATCGCTTTTTTCTATCGCCACTTCGCTTACATACTTGCTTGCTATTTCAGGGTTATTCATTGCGTTGTTGTATAATCTGTTGCCTAATATGTTTTCGTTTACAGCTTGAACAACTTTGATTGTCTTACGCGCTGTCGATTCATCAAGCGGTAATAAATCTTGATTGCCGCCCTTGGCTGTCCTTATTGTATCTGCAACCGACACTGTGCGCCCAAGTACATAAATACCGGCAGTGCTTGAAATATGCCGATCAGTAGGAACATAATGCGGATATTTTTCAACCAAATAATCATAAGTCTCCTGTGATATTTTATGACTGTCAAGCTCTCGTTTTAATAGGTTTCTGTGATACCCGACAAGTTCATCTGCAAAAAGGTATAATTCGGGATGTTCAGCCTCCATTTCAGCAATTATTTTTTTGCTATCTTCTGCGGTCACACTTTCTCCGAAAACGGGCTTATTAGCTTCGTCATATCCCCTCTCTTCAATCGTCATTCTGTCGATGTTATGAAGGTGATACACGTAAGTATCAGCAAGCACTCTAAAATCGTTGCCTTGCGCATATATCGGCTTGTATATATCCAAAAGGCTTTTGCCTACAATATTGCCATTAATATCGCGCTGTTCTTTACCTATCATATACTGTGCTTCATATGGGCTTTGCTTGGTATGGTTATATAACGGGTAAAGCATATCGTCGTTTACTTCTTTGCCAAAATCCATTACAGCAGCGCCAGTGTCCGTAATCTGGCGACGGAACTTGTTGTACTCCGATTTAACGCTTTCTTTGGGTTTGTCCCGTTTTATATCAGACAATACTTTAGCTACTTTAGCCTCGCCATCAATCGGCGTTTCCTGCTTTGCCATTTTGCTTAACGGTTCAGAAGCGCCGATAATGTCATTAACCGTGCCCTGCATAGGTACGGCGCGATCTGGCATAGTTGCAACCATGTTTTGCGGCGCTGTGTCGGCTTCTGCCTGTGTTTGTACCGCTTGGGGCATAGTCGGCTCTACGGGGCTTGTGGCGGCTTGTGTACCGAAGTTGAAAAACCTCTGCATAAAGTCTGCTTGCGCGTTATACCCTGCGAATTTGCTTTTGCTTTCGGTAAGCCGCTGCTTATACATGCCGACAGACTTATTCAGCTTTTCGATCTGCTTTGTAACGCCCGATCTAATCATTTCGCTATACTTCATCTGCCCAAGTGCGGGGCTTTTGGCGTATGCCGCTTCAACCTCTTTATTCATTGTGTCGTTCCATGATTTCAATTCAGCTTGAGCCGACTGCGTTTTTTCGGTATAACTCTCGATCTCTTTTTGCAAAGTCTCTGGCGTGGTCGATTCGGTATAAGCAATATCAACATACGGATTTTCCTGCGCCATTGTTTCAACGTTGCGCAATACTTGAATCTGTAAATCCGTAAGCGGTATTTGATTTTGAGCGATAAGCCGAGAAGCTAAGCCGCCACGGTTCGCCATCTGCGTGAGTTCTTCGCTTGTTGCTATTTGATCGTACAGCGTAGCCGGAGCTTCGGCGCGTCCCATCACGCCCACGCGCATAGCTTGAATCGCTTGGTTTGCCCTGGCATCGGCAATGTCAATAGCGCTCTGAGCAATGTTCACGCCGCCCGCTTTGGCGCTGCGCAGTTCCATAGCCGCCCGTGTCGCGTCTCGCATTTCAATCAACGCCGTGTTTGTATTTGCTTCACCCTGTGTAGTTTCGATGATGCTTTGCAGGGTTCCGTTGGCGGCATCTGCTTGCATCATATCAAGGCCTTTTTCATACTGTGTCTTGAGGTCAGACATTGCGCTGTTGAATGTGTTCATATCCCCGACCTTGTATGCATCAACGGCTTTGTTAAAGCTCGCTTCTGCGTTTCGGGCGACGTTGAAACTCTTAGCGCCCGACGGCAGACCGAATAAAGACATAAGCAATCCGACGGCAATAGTCGTTTTAGTCGTGTCCCCGATCTGGTCCCAATCAAGATAATTGGCCTTGTAGTCGTCGCTCCACATGATATCGCGGAAAAACTCGCCGGTGATGTCTTGCAAATTTTCTTCAATCGCTTCACCCACTGTGTTTTCAAGCAGCGATATCGCCACATTGCCGAGGGTCTTTGCCGCTGCGCCTTTTGTGCCGTTCTTTATCAATGTGGCAATTGGCGCCGATCTGCCGGAAAAGAAACCGACGCTTTGTTCGATTATTGTTTCAAAATATGCAGCCGGTACGGACTGCAACCACTTTTCGGCATCCGTCCTTCCTTCAAGTTCGCCTTGCATGAGATTATGACCAAGCGAAGATATGAACAGCGGGGCTGTCTGCGGTCTTATCGTCAAAACCTTAGAAGCAACGGCTTTCCATCCAGTGAGCGCCGAAGCGGTTGACCCTGCGGTTAATGGCGCGGCCGCCGCTCCTACTGCTTGACCAAGCGCAATATTAAGCCCCATTTCTGTTGCAACCTTCGACACATCATAAATAAACGCTGTCGTATCCGAAGCGCCTTTTCCTCGTGCAACATTCTGCTGAGCGACAATATCCCTGTTCATCGACTCCGTGGCGATTTGATTTACGCGCTCGTCAAGCGGTTCATAAAACTGTTGGTTAAGACCAAGCTTACCAAGCTCAAGCGCCACCGTCTCGATGCTGTCACCAAAGCTTTCAACGCCCGATGTCATTCCGTTAGTGACAGCCACCAACCATGACGGCATTTGTTTTAGCTGTTCGCGCCACTTTTCGACGTTATCCTTGCGTAGCTGCACAATTCGATATTCGGCCTGATCGATAAGCGTTTGAATTTCTGCGTTGTCGCTCTGTGCTTCGCCGTTCCATCCGAGCGCATCAAGTTTGCTCTTGATATCTTTAATCGTGAGATCAAATTCAAATGTGGCATTCGCAATGTTTGCGCCGACCATAGACGAATCCGGAAGCGCCTTGATGCTGTTAACCACCGCCGAAATTCCCGGCGTTGCGCTTCGCTTGAGCGACGTAACCGCCAGATCGTTGATTTCCTGCGTGCCGCCTGTTATATCAAGCGCTCCTGCGGCATCAATCGACTGCATGACGTAATCATAATTTTCCTTTGAATATCCGGCATCAATATACTGATTAACACGCGCCGCTGTTTCCTGCTGCTGTTTTAACATGCGATCATACTCACCTGATGCTTTAAGCTGAGAGATAACGTCTTGTTGCATTTTTGCGTCAGCCATTTTGTCGGCCGATGGCATCATAACGTCTGCTATCGTAAATGTGTAATCATTGCCGCTTATAAGCCCCGTACCTGTCATGCCGCCTATGTTGACTGCCTGCTGTGCTTCTTGCTTATACTTTTGTCTTGTAATCGTCGGTTCGTCTGCTGTAAATTCTTCTAAATTGATCGGCACGCTTGCATCAAAAACAAAATGCGGCATATCTACTTTTTGTTTGTTCTCGCCTGTTTCGCTGAAAAAGTCGCGGCCCTCGACCTGTGCCAATTCGTCAGCAACCGCAAGTTCGTTTTTGTATTGCATAAGCGCTTGTATCGTCGCGGGCATTTCTTCGTCAGAATACGGTTTCTTTGGTTCTGCTGTAAAAAGCTTCGTCAGCCACGGCAGATTATCGTACTCATATTTCTTGTTGGCGTATTCCTGCATCTTTGCCGCGTAGTCGGTATATTCAGCCGCGAATTGCTTTGAATTGCTGATATATGTTTCTGCGGCAATAGGAAGAAGGCCGTCACGTTCGCGGGCCTTATCCTCGTCCGATGTGTCGTATTTGAACGCTTTAGGTGTGCGCCCCAGTATCAGGTTAAGCGCATCTTCGGGGTCGTCTGCATCATACGAATACAGGTTATTAAGTATCGCGCCGTTCTCGTCGTTTGTGTAGAACTTCGATGCTCTGTAACCTTTGGATGAAATACGTTTTATGTCGCTGTCAATCGCTTTAGGCGCAAACCCGTTTTCCTGCCGCCAAATATCTTCATCGTCAGCAAGATCGTACTGATACGTGTTTTTCAGTATGCTGTTGTCAGATACGCTTGACCAGCTTTCCATAAAACCAGTGTCGGTAACGCTCAAGGCGTTGTTTGCATATTTTAGCTGTGTAAAGGCTCGATCTGCGTGATAATTCCAGTAGTTGTTAAACTCTGTTTTCCCCATTTGTTGCTTATTGGCTTGAAGATAATCGAGCCTTTCAATATCACTCTGAGCATATTGATCTTTAAAAGACTTAGATGCAACCTTTACAGCAGCATATTCAAAAAGCTGATTATACGCAGTCGCTCCAATATCGCTGCGTATTTCAGGCTCGTTATTTTCAAAATAGTCGAGCATTTCATCAAAGTTTTTAAAGTTTAATTGTTTGGTCATTGTATCACCTTCTATCGCCTACTATTGTTTTGGCTACGCTGACGTGCATAGTACGCATCGGCTGATACTTGTTTTCCACCGATATAATACTTTCCGTCCTTTTTGCCTGTGTAATTTGTCTGCGTGACAGGGCGTGCCGCGTAAGACGCTCTCGCGCCGGATTGCTGTTGTGGTGTAGTCGTGGACGCGTACGCACCTGCGCTATCATTGCCAATGTTAATTTGATAGCCGCCACCACCGCCACCACCGCCGCCGCGTGAAGCTTTCGCCATTTGCTCGTTGAACTGGCGCTGCTGTTCGGCAAACTGTAATTCAAACTGGCGTGTTTGTTCTGCCATCTGCTGCTCTTGCAAAGCTTTTTGCATTTCAAGTTCGCGTTCTCTAGCGGCCTGCTGCTCGTTGAACTGGCGTACACCTTCCCAATACTGATTTAAGTCTAATATCTTCGCTGCGACCTGTTGCTCGTATGTGCTTGCTGCTGTTGAAGCTTGAGCGTCAAGCGAGTTGAGAATATCCAAGCGCTGTTCTTCGAGATCACCAAGGTATTGATTGCCCTGCTCCTGAACGTCGGCAAGCGCTGTGGAAAGCTCGTAAGCGGCGCGGGATGAACGACCCATTCCGCGCTTAATCATTGCGTCGAGAACAGCGTTTTCGGTCTCGCCTAGCTGTTCGTCAATGTATCGCTTATACTCATTCGCTTGATTTGTGTATCGTGTGTCTGTCGAAGCTCTCTGTGCAGAAATAGAATCAATCGTTTGCTGATACGCAGGGTTGTAAAGCGCTTCGGCTTGTCTGCGCCGCTCCATTTCTGACGGTATTCCCCCTGTTGTCGTGCCTGAGCTTGCAGTTCTTCTTTGATCTATTATCTGTTTAGCCGCTGTTATTCTGTTTAAGGTTGAAGCGTCTAGCTCAGACGCGTTTTTTACCTCTCTGTTTGATAGAGCTCCAACCATTTCATTATAAGAAGCCATGATAGACAACTCCTTTCTAGCTTATCATCTAAGACGGGCGCTATCGCGAGTGCCCGCCGTACATGATGCTAAAAACCTTGTTTGTTTTCAGGATTGTTGAGTATGCCTAGCGCCACGCCGAACGCTAAAGCGCCCGTCACAATCGCGTCCCAGTTCGGTATTTCCCAACCAAGCCACGATTTAAGTACAAGTGCTATAAGCGCTGCGCCTGTCGTCCACACAATAGGACTTTTCCATCTGTTCTGCATTGCTTCATCCTCCCATTTCATATTTTCGTTCAAGTCCGTCAATACGGTGGTGAGCGCTTTTTGTGCTTTCCTCACACCGCGTAAGCCGCTCGTTGTGTGCGTCATAACATTTTCTAATGTCTCGCACTTCAAGCAGGGTATCGTCTGATCTTTTCATGATGTATTTAATGTCTGCTTCAATCCTTGCGTCTTGCTGTCCTTCTTCTTTAACGTCCGTTTTTTTTTGTCGAGTGATGCCCCATACGACACCTACGATACCTGCTATTCCTCCAAGAATACCTATTAAATACCCTGCATCCATCGTCCCGTCCTGCCTTAAATTTATTTTCCTATCCATGTACCGCCGAGCCGTTCGGTTGTCTTGCGTCCGACCTTATTATCAGGCTTGCCCCTTGTGCCGCACTCAGGATGATCTTTTTGCAGCGCGTTTACAGCATTGCGGCACTTAGGCCCGAATTGATTATCTGTCTTGCCGCAATCGTAGCCCATGGCCTTAAGAGCGTCTTGCACGTCGCCCACGTCCGGGCCCTCCATATATCGGCTGCCCCATTCGTCCTTGTACTGCAACACCCTGCCGAGCGTCCATTCGGGCTTGTCCACGTCCACGCCGAGTTTGATGATCTGCCCCGGATAAATCAGGCTTGGGTTTGCAATGCCGTTGAGCATAGCGAGCTCTTTCACTGATGTGCCGTACTTGAGAGCGATTTCATAGAGCGCGTCACCCGGCTTGACGGTATATGTCGCTTGTTTCTGCGGCTGTGTCGGCTTTTGTGCGCCGCTCGCGTGATAAATCAACGCGTTGTAAAGATCGTCGTCCAGAACACGAACCACACCAACGCGGTCACCCGCCGCGTAATCTTCCGAAGTCACCATAAGCGCCTTGCTTTTGCTTCTTGTGTGCAACAGCCCGTGTTTGACGATACCGCCAACATGCGATACCTCGCGTCCCTTTTTGAAGTTGTAATAGGCCAGATCAAGCGGCCTGCGCTGTTCCCACGGAATGATGCGTCCGTTTTTCTTTGCCCAGTTCCACTGTGCAACCGTCCACGATGCACCCGTGAAGCCGTTCAAAAGCTTAGGGTCAAACAGCAGCAATAAGAGCCTGCGCCAGAACTCCGAACAATCTTCGCTTTTGTCAAGGCTTGGGCTATCACCATACGGAAGCTGCCATTCAGGAACGCCCCACGAAACAACGTCGCCGTGATCTTCCACGCCGTCGAACTGCAAGGCAATCATTTCGGCAATGTTTGTACCGTCCGGCAAGCGACCTTCCTCTGCCGCTAAGCGCACGGCTTGAACCGCATGCAGGGTATAGCCTGTGAATGGCTTAAGTGCCTTTGCGGATTGTTCCGCATAGTCAAAAATCTTTTTCATTGCTTCGTTCATGATAAAACCTCCTTCACTCTTCAAATTCTTTATTTTTTATTTGCATCAATTAATCAACTAAAAATGAAATTCCGCTTAAAGATAAATATCCAGTACCCCCAGATGTTAAATAGATATAACCATCGTTTGCAATATCTACCCTTGCGAATCCCGTATTACTAACTTGAGAAAATATCAGCGTATTGCTTGGTCTATAACCTACATCTAGTCGGGCTATTGGCACACCCACTGTTCCCGCCTTGACAAGCCCCTCAATATATACCGCATTGCCTATTTTTCTATATCTTGCCCTCGCAAAAACACCGCCGTAATTTTGCCAGCCATTTAGCAATGTGGGCGATTTCCATCCGCTATCAGAATATAGTAAGCTCCAATCACTCCACACGGCGGCATAATTCCTTCTATACCACACGTAACCATTCGTATCAAATAGCATGAATGCGTTTCGATAATCCTCATGAAACAGATTGAACATTGTTCCGTTTGCAGGGAAGTTTTCGCCAGTTGCTTGCGTAATGTTACTGGCATCTATTTTGCTGTAAGATATACCTTCCGGATATGCCGTTAAGACATTGCCATTGCTTGTTGTTATAACATGGTGATTTATGAGCGCGTTTCCGTTAATGTTCAAATCACCTGACATTTTATCGCCAGTTTTGAGCAGCGCTGAATTGATTTTCGATGCCGCTCTGCTTAAAAAATCGTTCAGCGTTTTTATGTTTTTCGGAGAAACAAAATCTCTCAGCCAACTCCAATTAAATGCCATAGCCTTAGTCCTCATCGAGTTCAAAAACAAACTCGATGCCCGACAAATTAATTGCCGAACCATCCACATTCTCAAATTTAAACTTAAATATGCGCCCTGTGACGTACATACGTATGTTGTGAAGCTTGCGCGTGGTTTGCAACGTGACGATCTTTTCCTTGGTTTTTACCGTGCCTTTTTTGTTGTAGTAGACAGTGATCTTGACCTGAGCGCCTGCCGTGGTGTCTGATTTCGTTCCCCATCCAGTAAAATAGATATCAGTTAGCGTTTTTAACGCGTTCGGATATCCCATATCGGATTCGGGGGTTATCCAGTAAGTATCAATGTATTCATTATCATCACGTATCCATATCCCGTATTTATACAGAAAATATCCGTCAATAAAGAACAGCGTGTTTCCTCTTACGAGAAAATCTGTTGCCGATATTGTCCAGTAAGTAATTGTTTTTTCTTCTATGCTATACACAATACATATATTGCTATAAACGTTAAAGCAATAAAGCTTATCTCCCATTACATAACATTTCAACACATTGTCATAACCGCCAGATACGGGCAAGAAACTGCTCCAAATATCATTTATTTGTTTGGTTACTATTGGCGACGCTTCTACGCCGTTGTATTGATATATCCCGTCATTCCCTGCATAAAAACAACGGTTACCATCCGAACAAATGCTATCCGGCGCTTGCGTGCCCTCTACTGCATAAATTTGCTCAACTGCGTATTCGCTTGGAATATCACCAGTAATTCTCCAAACGCTATTGTTTTTAAAAATAACTACATCATCGAGTAAATTAGCAATACCTGTTATAACATCGCCGTCAAACGATTCGATAGTAATTTCGCCTGTTTCGCCCGCTGTACTCCAATCTTCGGGGTCATACGCGTTAGAATAGTATACCGTGTTCGGCGCACTATCGACACCCGCCATCCAAATGCGGTCTCTATGCAAACAAATATGGCTTGCATGTGGCGGGCTACCTCCTAAAGCAGAAACCTTGTAATCCGAATCCGTGGCGCTCCACAGTATTTTTAAAGGTGTTGAGCCAGACACAATAATTACAACATCATCCACGCCGATTTTGTAGTTAACTGATCTTAACGGAACATTTAGCGGAGGATATGCACTATGAACTATCGGCATGAAGTAGTAGCCTTCTGGTAAAGGCGTTAAACGGTATTTTTTTCGGTAAAAAGTGCGGTTTCCCCCAACCTCTATACTAACAAAAGTTGACGATTGGTCTAAATTACCGGTATTCCCAAGCGCACAAATAAAATCTGCTTCACCGTCAGAAAAAAACGATACGTTGTCGTATCCTTTTCTTGTCGATAGAATCCCCTCTGACACATCGATATTCTGGCAGTCGGGCGAATAGGAAAGTTTAAGAAGGTTGTCGTCAAGCGACTGATTCAACCCTTTTGCAATGCCCATTTTCGCTTTTAAAATCGGTATAGCCATTGTGGTTCTCCTTACGACAACGGGTTAATGCACCCGCCTGTACTGTTAAGCGGTGCATAAGCGTTCTTTATGTTCTCTGACTCGCCCAAGCTGTCGGTAATGTACGCGTATTCGTCGTAGAACTTGTTGTTCCAGAAACTCGCAAGTCCCGCGTAATTTACGCCCCTTGTGGTATAAAGCTTTGATGTCGCCCAATACGTCAGGATGATATGCCAATCTTCGTTAAACTTCGGTGTCCAGTTATCGCCTATATAAATCTCGTCACCGTCTGCGGTTGCTGTGCTGATTGTTTCAACAACCGTGATCGTTGCTGCGCCTGCCGCCCCCGCTGTCACGCTGTCGATTGTGTACTCGATATATGTGCCAGCACTTACGTCAATCAAGAACAACGACTGCCCCGCGAGTGCTGTCGCCTGTGCCGCCGTAATTGCTTCGTCAACAGGTATCGTTTTGCTTGTGTTGGCGCCGCTGACGTTGTATGTGGTTTCAAGATACTTTGGCATATATTCGTACTCAAGGTACACCGTGCCGCCTGCCGTTGCGTTTGGAACATATATCGTGCCGTTGCCGTCGTATTTGTCCCAATACAACCCTTGCGATTCCGCGCCGCCCGCCGCCGACGAATAGTCTTGATATAGTGATATCTTGAGAACTTTGGTCAGCTTTTCGGACAACGACGATATGTTAAAGCATTTGTTCGCGTCGAGCGTAACGGCTTCGGAAGTCCACAAATGCGCTTTCTCGCGGCATATCTTTCGATATCCCTCGTTAAGCGAGGTTTTGATAAGCGAACTGTATTCGGTTCTGTCGTCTGCATCAGGGTCGATAATGCCCATCTGCGCAAGCACTTCGGTTGTCAACTCGTATAAGTTCATCGTTACAGCTCCTTAAAATTTAATGCGCGGGGCGTTGCTCAGTCTGGCGGCAACTGCGCAGGGGCCGGAGGTATAGCCCTTTATGCCCCGCGCAAACTGATTTACACTCCTAATGCTTTCAAAGCTTCCTGTTCGCGTTTTTCCATGTTCTCAAGGTTGATCTGCTGCATTTGCAGCGAGCGCGCTATGTTTTCAGCATGTGCCAAAGGTATGTTCTTGGTTTTCCCAAGTTCAATTTTGACTACATGCCCATTCACGCATGAAGGAATAAACTTCGGTGCTCCGATAAACCCGCCGTGAATGGTGATCGGCACTTGCTCTTGTTTCAGAATCGCTTTTCTGTCGCTTTCGCGCCGTTTGTTTATCTCTGCTTCCGGCGTGCTTGGTTTCTGTGGGTTGGCGATCTGCATAGCGGAAAGCTTTTCGTTTGCTTCTTTCGCTAACTGCGCAGCCATCATAGCGATCATCGTTGCCTGATCTGGCGCGGCCTGCGGTGCAACGGGCTGTTCTTCTTTCGCATCTTCGGTGTTGTCAATGTCAGGCTCTATATAGCCGCCGTTCTTCGCGGCTTCTGCTTCCATGATTGCCGCTTCAAGGCTTTCTTTGTTCATCCCAAAAGAGTTGATGCCAAGCTCTTTAGCTTTGGCTCTGAGTTCGTTCATATCCACTTTCTCTTACCTCCAATTGATAGGGTTATGGGGCGAGATTAACCCGCCCCGTGTTGTTGTTATTCGCTTGCGCCGGAATAGATTTGCCCTATCCAGAGCGCCTGCAAGATCGCACACGCAAACGCGGTGATCTTCCAACCGACCGTGCTAAACTGTTCAAGCGGCCCGCCGATCTCTTTAGCGGTCTTGACAATGGTGCGCATCTTACCGCTGCCGTTGATATCGGCCACGGCATAAGCTTCGTCACCGAACACAAACGTGCTGTAAACGGTGTTGCCGTTCCATCCGTACTCATTGGCATAGATTAAATCGCCATCTGCAGCCGTAAAGCCAGTTGTCGGTGCGGAATCAACCGTAATTGTCGCCGCACCTGCCGCACCCGCTGCGGCGGCAGTTATCTTCTTGCGCTGTCCCGTCTGCAATGTTGTATCGGTAATGTCAAGGATGTTGATATACCGATCAACAAGCGCGGTGGCTTCGGCGGCTGTAATCGCTTCGTCAACAGTAATGGTTGTGTCCAAAACGCTTGCAACTGTCAAGCTAAGACTTCCGTCAACCAGCTCGCTGTTTTCGTACTTCTTGCCTTCGGTTGTTTCAAGGAACCGAACACCGTACATCTTGCCAAGTTCGCCGTTATAGATTTTCATGGTGTCTTTGTACTTGGCAGGGTCGAGCCACTTGGCATCGTCCATAATGTCGTAAGCGGTGTCAGGCCCGACAATAGCGAGGTAATACGACTGCCCGCCGCTCTTGAACGTCGGAGCAAGATTTTTCTTGAGAGTACGCACCATTTTGCGAATCTCGTCGATATCGAGCTTGTCTGTTGTCCGCAGCGTGTAGATAGACGTGCGGCTGTTGGCGTACTGTGTGGTTGTGGTCGTGGCCATCACGTCACGAATAATCGCGTCCTGAGACCGCGAACCCTGATTCGCCATTAATTTAACAAGGCCTGCTAAACGCGAATCCATATGCGTCAAGTCAAAAAGGTCTGTCTTGGTGATGTATCCGCCGTGCTGATACACGGTTGCAAGCACCTGTTCTTCTACAACGTTTTGGCCGTCAGGAATGACACCTTCCGAAAGCGGTGTAGTAATGACCGCCAAAGGCGTAAATCTGCGCCACTGCGCCACCTTGCCGCTGTTAGCGGGAATGTTCTTCTGTACCGCGCCCTGTGCATGAACAAGGTTCGGCACAGAGTATTTAAGCATAATCTTGTCATATGCTGTCTGCATACCGACACTAAGGCCGGAACTGGCAGTTGTTTGAGTATTGTAACCCATGATCTTTTCTCCCTTCGGATTATTTTTTTGTTCCGAAGGACCGCTGCTCATTTAGTCTATCCGAAGTCTCTTGCCTTGGCGTTCAGCTTTTTCCATAGCGGCTTCGATTTCATCAGCAGTCATATCCGCTATGCTTTTGATGCGCTGTCCTGTGTTTTTCACGTTTGATACGGGTGCTGTTGCGCGGGCGTTGCTGCTTTTCATTTGGTTAATGACTTCCTGCCCTGCTGCTGCTTTTGCGGCATCAACTTCGCGTTGCATTTCTCCCCGTACGATTTTTGTGATTTCATGTGCTTCCATTGGACTATTTCCAAGCGATAACGCTTTTCTGAAAATCGGGTCTTTGTCCATATAGCTTCTTACTGTGATGTTCGGGTCGCCCGTGGCAAGTTTGAGCATTGGTTCTTCGCTTATTAACTTTTCTTTCCACGCTTGAACTCTGTCTGCATCATCTGTTTGGGCTGTCTGCTGAGTGTTCGGCTGCTGTGCCGAACTTTCGCTCAAAAGATCATTCCGCGCAACTTTTCGCGCATACTCAAGGCTTTTGATATCGTCCGGGTAATCGGCCATAAGCTTATGTGCCCGTCCTTCAATTCGTTCTTCAAGAGAAGAAGCCTGTTTTTGCTCGAACTCTTTACGAATCCGCGCTTCAATCTTCGCGGTTTCCTGTTGCAGTCGCAAAGCGAACGCTTTTGACGTGTCAACGCTTTGCTGTGTCGGTGATGGTGCAGTCTCGTTTTTCTCTGTCTGAGTGTTGCTGTCGCTTTGAGCGCCCGTGGGGTTGTCGTCACCCGTGTTTACGACCGTTTCCGAATCGCCTTCGCTTAACAATTCCTCAAGACTTATATCCTCCGGCACGGCTTCGTCTTCAACGAACAGCGTGTTTTCGTCAAAGCTTTCTTCCGAACCGTCCACAGCGGCGGCCTGTGCGCCATCTACGCCCGTATTCTCAGCGGCGACCTGAGTTTCATCAACGCCCGTATTAAAATCTGACATTCTGGTTTAGTCCTCCGTTTTTATTTCAAGCCGATTGCTGACCGCTTGTCCCGCGTGCAATTTCAGCTTGTAGCCTTCGTATCGCTTGCTCAGCGTCTTGCGGAAGCTGCTCGCCTTCTTCCGAATCGCTTTTGTTGAGCACTTTTTGTTCCAAGACCTTGAACTTTTCCGCCCAAACCTGATCTTGGAGCTGCTCGGTTTTCTTGAGAAGCTGCTCTATTGTGCTTGCGTATGTTTGCGCTTGCTCGGCGGCTTGCTGCGCCTGTTGCGTGATCTCCTGCATACGCTTTTCCATGTCGTTGCGCTCACGAATCTTTTTGATGATCTTTTCTTTGCCTTCCTGCTCCCAAAGCTCGACCGCCGTTTCGCCGTCGATAAGCTTGCTGTTAACAAGCATCATAACAAACTCGTTCATGGCCGCGCTTGTTGCGGCGTTCTTGCGCTGCGGAATAATCTCGATGTCGTAATCGAGGTCTATGTAATCGAGGTCGAATATTGAAAAATCAACACGCAGTTCTTTGCCTGTGTATGTCACGCCTTCCGGCAGCAGTTCTTTGATTGCTTCTTCGCGCATGTCAGCGCCTTGTTGCACCGCGGCTTGTATCCGCTCCATCGAATCTTTGATCAGCTTTTCGATCTGGTCTTGAGTCTCGCGACTGATACGAATTACGCGCTCGGTGGTGTAATGCTCCTGCGCCAGTTTCAAAACGTCTTTGATCATATCCGCATGGTCCCAATAGAAATGCCGCAGTTGGAGCCTTGACCGTTTCGCGCCGTATTCCTGCATACGCTCGATGCCGTACCCTGATGTCACGCCACCGGCCACCTTGCCGATGTTGAAGTCTGTCTGTCCGCTCTGCTCCTTGACTTCCTGCATCTTTGCGCTGCGGTAGTTAAGCGCTTGCGAGGAATAAGGTGCTGTTTTGAACTGCGTAACCGCGCCGGGGTGTATCTCGTTGCCGTGTATAACGCGCTTTGAGTGGTCAAGCAGCTCTTTTTCATCTATGCCCGCCCGACGATTCACCAAAAATCTAGGGGCCGACGATTCTTGAAGATTGCTTAAATACTGACGTTCGATGAAATTTATCACATCGGCATCGTCCTGAAAGATGTCGATTGCGGATAACCCGACAGGCTCGCCGTCAAGCTCGATGTGCGGCAGCATGTTGATCATGTATCTGTCGTACTCGTATTGCTTGGGGTGCTTTTCTGCAACAATCTGCCCGATAACGACAGCGGAGCTGATAAAAGTCCTATGCCCCACGTAATCTTCTTGCCCGGCCACCTTGACTTTGCGCGGTTCTTTTTCTTTCCACATGAACAGCGTGACACGCACAAGGCCGTCCTTTTCGGACAGCCGGACATTTTCAGTGTTGTTCGTATGTGTTTCCTTGGCGTTCTCGTCCTCCGGCAGCGCTTTGTTCAGGTCAATGTCGGGGTACATGTCGTAAACCGCTTCGGGTGTAAGCCAGTAATCTATCGCAAAGAATTTGCCATCGTTGACGTTTTCAACGCTCTTGTCCCATGTGATATTGTCGATGTGCAATGTCCGAAAATCGATATCGCCCATGCCGTTAGCTATGTCAGGATTCCAAAACGCTTGCAGCGTGCCGACACCTGTTTTGATCGATTTGCGGGCTTTTTTCTCGAACTTCTCAGCGTATTTTGCTCGTTGAAGGATGAAGCGCACAAGCTCAGTCGCAATGATCGATTTGATATCGTCGTCGTAGTTAACGCCGCGAATGACCTGGTCAGGAAAGTTATCCATGATATCGGCCACCATGTTTTCGACGGTTGATTGAAGCGTCGGCGCGTTCGGAGTGGCTTTCTCCAAGTCCTCTTTGTTGCGCTTAAGCTCTTCGTCCCAATGCCGGTTACGCCATACGCGCTCGTTGCGCCAGCATTTATCGCGATACGGGCCAAACTCTTTGTAGTTTTCTTCGACTAAAGCGTTCACTTTTTCGGCAAACGCTTTTTCGTTTTCCGCGAGAAGCTCTGAAAGCTTCTTCGGTTTTTCAAACTTCATTTCATCCTCCGATAACAATTCGCGGTATGCCCGGCATGTTCACGACTTTGCCGTGATCTTCTGTGCGTCTCTCGAAGCCAAGCGGGTTCGGTCTGTAATTCTTCGGTTTTGATGTCAAAACCGTCACTTTCGGTTTAGTCACCACGATTACGTAACGAAAAGCGTCGTAGTCGTGGTCTGCCGTGTCGGTCGAATCAACGTCGTCCGGGTTCTTCGGGTCTGTCGTAAGCTCTGGAAAGTGTTTGCGGAACATCTTGCACGTGTCGAACACCTGGAACCCCGGATGTCCGTCAGCATCGAATATCAACGCTTCATGTATCAGTTCTTTGCCCGTCAGTCTGTTGTTGACAACGTTGTTAGCGACTCTCGGGTCCCAACGCGGGTCACAGAACGTCACGCCCGGTCTGAATCCGATGTAATTGCCTTGATCGTCGTATAGTTCCTGCGGAGCCATTGACGACGCGATGCTTTGATCTTCAAACGCCGACTTGGAGAAAATCGACGGGTCTGCTATACCTTCAATTGCGCCGTGTCTCTCAAGCAGCGGCATTTCGATCTGGTACGCTTTTTCGGCTTGCTTGGATGCCGGTTCGTCAAGTCCTTGCTCGTCCTCCGTGCCACCGTAAAGCTCATGTATCAGAAACAACCGGCCTTTGTACCGCTCGTCGCCTTTTGCAAACCACAGGAACGAGTATGGTTTTGTTCTGCCGTAGTCGTAGCCGCGATATATCGGCCATTCCTTCGGTATCTCAAACGCTTTAACGACGTGCGTAAACTTATCCGTCGGGTTGCCGTTCTCGTCGTAAGGCTTGTCAATCCATTCCTTGAACGCTTGACCGTCTATCGCGTTCCAGTCGTTATACCGTATCTTGCGTTGCAGCCGTTCGCTTCTCATTCCAAGGCGCCCGGCATACTTGTTGTCGACGTGCATGTTGTCGCTGAGCTTAGCACGTATAAACTGCCGATATAGACGAAATTCCTTGCCGTCTTTGTCTTTTACGACGTACAGTTTCGGTTCGTCTGAGTCCATGGGTTTTACAAACGTTCTGTTAATCCACGAATGACCTTTGCCGCCCTGCATTGCCGTGAACTTGACTTGCGGCTGAACTCCAAGCGCTTTGTTTGCGCGGGGTCTTGTACACAGATAGTCAAATGCATCAAACGGCAAATGCTGTGCTTCGTCGATGTACAGCTTGCAAAACTCTTTACCGTCGTTCTTCATAGCATCGTCAAGCGTTTTGCATTGGCGTATCTTAAGCTTCGAGCCGTTGGCGTAGTAATACGTGGTGTCAAACTTGTTGTATCGCCCGATCTCTGGCGGGTATCTGCGTTCTATCTCTTCAAGCAGCGTATCGCCGCCCTGCTGATACGTCGCTCTGAACATGTACATTGTGACTTTCGGGTACTTGAGCGCCGTGATCAGCGCGTCCATGACGAGTGCGGCCGTTTTCCCGCCGCCGATTTCCCCGCCGTACATAACTTCGTCCGATGTGGTTTCGTGGAACAACCGCTGCGGCCTTGACGGATGATAGTCAATTATCACTTGCGGCATTGTCAACCATTCCCTTCATCGTGTCGTCGATTATCTGCGCGGCGTAAGCCCATGTGATCTCGTGTTTGTCGCATAGCGCTTTAAGCTCTGTGTATTGCTCCCAATCGTCCGGCGCGTTCCAGTTCGAGAAGATCACTTGAATCATGTTTTCCGACTCGACGCTTTTTTCTTTGCAGAGCTCCTTGATCTTGTTGTACGTGGTGTTGTCAATCATGTGAGCCGAAAGCATTGCGTCGGCTGCGAGTTCAAACCACAGCAACGTGTCGCTGAAAAACTTCTTTTCCTCGTCGTTGCCGCTTTGTGTTGCAAACAAATCGTCTTTACTGATGCCGAGGTCTATGCACAATCCTGCGATAGAAGCGATTTGGCGCTTGTTCTTATTGACAAGCTGACCGTTCTCGTCGCGGTATTTGCCGCGGGCTTGGTCAATCGTTGCCTGAAAGTACGTATGCATTTTTTCGGTCATTTCAGCAATATTGACCACCGTTTTTACCTCCTAAAACACGATATCTCGTATTTGCGGCTGTATTGTAACACAACATATACCCCCTATTTCTCTACGTTTTTTACATAGGAATTGGTAATCGTTATTGTTTTTCGATAAATAGATGGAATTTTGAGTAAAAAAAGACCGCCGGTGTAGCGAGCCGACGGTTTCAGCGATTATGGAACTTGAAATACAACCTGTGCGCAAAGCATACAGGGTTTATAAAAGCGGTGTCAAGGGTGGATTTATGTTGGCAGTTAATAGCAAGTGGTTTTTGATATGTGTGTGTGTCGGCATATTAGGTAAAGGTCAGCTGAGAATCGGAGTCACAGATCAGGTCCCCGGGGGGGAGGGGGTATCATGATCTGGAATCCCCTGCCCTAGTGAAAATAATACCCCTAGAAAAAACGTTGCCATAGCAACTATGCGTAAAAGCTATGTTATGCGCATAGTTATACCACATTATCTTGTGGTTTATAATACACAAACCACTATATGATGATTTATATGCATATTATCCGCATATTTGATGTATAAATGCATGATCTTTTACCCCTGTTTTAATTCATACTATGGCACTATGATATACGTAATTCTTTATACTCTTAGTATAATTGTAAACCAGATATATTTTATAAGTTTACAGAGATTGAGACTATACCAATTTGGTGAATGGTATAGTATGCGAAAACCCATACTACAAAAACTCAGGTTTCTTCCTTCCCTTCCTCCTTCTCTCTCCCCCCATACCCCCCTCTCTTATCCTCTATCCTATCTTACTTCCCTGTATACGCTCTATAATAAATAATATATATATATATAATAAATAATAATAACGCTTCTTAGAAACTACTTAGATAAAACAGCTATATATAAAATATAACAAGTAATATATATAAATAATATCATGCTTGATTTACCTTTTGATTGCGCGATTCAATTTCATTTCATTCTTTGGCTCTGCTCGTTGACTGCGTTGCCTGGCTTCTCTCGATTCTTTTATTATTATCGTTTCCGGCTGCTCGATCTTGCGTAAACGCTATGCCATTCTATGAAATACTGTGAAATCTTGCGAAAAAGTAAGAAAAACGGAGCTATTTTTATGCCCGATTGATATAATGCCGTGGTATTCTATGTCATTGCGTTATTTATGTATTGCATGGCATTGCGTGGCGTGCTATTATGGCATTGTCGAAAGGCAAGCCGACAAGACCACACCGCAAGGGTGGCACGGCTGGAGGTATCTTATGAAAGCTACATTTAAGAACTTTACCGTAAACGCTAATTACAAGGGTGACAAAGAAGCTGGTTTTATTAATGGCAACTATAATAACCATCTCGTAACCGTAACGAACACGGAGACAAAACAGCGGTGCACATTTGAATTTTGGGCAAGTATTGCAAAGCCGGAGCTCACCACTGAATACGACGTGCTGAACGCTTTCTACTGTTTCGTGAGTGACGCAATCAGCGGTATGATGGATTTTGAAGAGTTTTGCAGTGAGTTTGGTTATGATAACGACAGTCGCACAGCAGAGCGAACATGGAAAGCTTGTATTCGGGCAATGCGCAAACTCCAACGTATTTACGATGGAGATATCTACGATCTGTCAAACGAACTTAGCGAACAATACGCATAACCCCCCCCACCACGCCGCACCCTGCCCGGCGATAATAGGTAGGGGGAAAGGAAATGAAATGTTTGTTGTGAGATTTAAGGTAAGTGGCGAAAATGGCGAATGGTGCATGAATACTGATAACAACGATGAAATTATTGATGCAATATGCGACGAGTACGGCGTGGGCGAAGATGCCGTGGAAATCATCTCAATCATTGAACAATAACGACTGCCGAGCCGGGGCGGTATATCCGGCCAGAAAGGAAATGAAAAAATGATTATATACAGCGTACAAAAACCCGACGACCAAGACAACGGCACATTTTGCGGCACATATGACGAGTGCTTAAACTACATCAAGGCAGAGCACGCCGACACAATAGACGAGGACAACGAGCGCGCAGAGTATCATGGATGGCAAATTATCAAGCTGGACGAGGACACCGACACATGCTTTGCAGAGTACCCTATAACAAGCGCAGATTTTTAACCGATTAAGCCGAGCCGGGGCGGGATATCCCCGGCAGGAAGGATAAATTATGAAGCGCAGGACATATAGCAACATGGTAAAAGCTACGCGGTTAATCGCAAATAAAGGCTATTCTTGGAGCGAAGCCAACGAAATCGCAATTGCCTGTTTTGATCAAGCTAATAGAAGCAATATGTCTGTCGAGTGGGTTATTGATAAAATAGCAAACAAGGAGAGCGCATCATGATACCCTTATACATTCTCGCCACATCTGCCGCAATCGTCGCCCTGGCTGGCGTGTGCGCATTGGCTGAAAAACTGATATCGAAACTTGGAAAGGAGGCCGACAATTGAAAATCCAGAAAACAATCAGAGTTGACGAAGAACAGCTTAAGGAGATCGAGAAATTCCGCAAACTATCCGGCGGCTACGTCACTTTAGCCGGAGCCGTGGAGAACGGTTTGAAGATGGAGATCGAGAAGCTTAACAAGCTGTACGAACCGAAAAAGAAGTAAAACGAAAGACCGCAAGTGCAGCGGTCTTTTTAATTTCGCGTATTTGCTAGTTGCAACAACCCTTAGAGCTTTTCTGCGTCTTTCGGCTTGTCTTGTATCGTCTGCGGCTTAAAATCGCTCTCAGCGGCTTGTGTGGCTTCGATGCCGCGCCACTCCCATGCCTCACGTCGCCATATATCACATGGTGACTTTCCCGGTGCCGCGCACGTTCGTTTTGCAAGTGGTTTCCAATGCTTGCAGTTATGACAGCTTCGCTGTATTTCTTTCACTGCCGCATCCCTCTCAGCCGTCAGCCTATCAATATCTTTTTCTGCTACCTTTGCCCTGTCTCGCCAATAATGAACGTCGTTGTGTTCGTCTATGTTTGATTGCTCACGACTTGCACATTCAGCGTTCAGCCTGTCTACCTCAGAAAGCAGAAAAATGCAATTTTGCGTTGATTCTGTAATCCCGACGTTTAGCCGTTTTAAATTTTCTACATAATTTCTTATTTTATCTATTCCGTTCATAACACATCGTCCTCTTTAAACTTTTTACTCTGATATCCAACATAGATACCCCAAAAGCCAAGCTGAATCCATATACATAAATCTTTCAACCTGTTATCATATCCAACTGATGCGCCAAATTGAAATATATGCTTGTTGCAATTAAACGAAGCGTAAAACCCTGTTTTATTACCCATCACCGCGCCTCCTTTGGTTCGTTGGCGTAGAAGTTTGTCGTGCCAAATCTATAAAGCGCTCCGCTTTCATCTTCAATGCGATAATCTCTAAAATGAGAAATAACCGCTTTAACGATGTGCCATTTTCCATGCATGTATACCGGCTTACCCACCCGCTCCTTCAGTTCGTCCAAGCTAAGCGGCTTTGGATTCTCTCGCATGGCTTTTTCGCGGAGGGCTTCAAGCGCCGTAGCGTAGTAACCCGATTGCTCGCATAGTGACGCATCAAACTCTGGCGACCCGCCCGTTCCGATTGCTTCACTTATTTCGTTAATAGCGCTTTGAAAGTATTTGATCACTTTCTTAATATCATTCATGGCTTTGCTCCTCCAACATTCCGATTTTCTCTATCCGCGGCATACCGTTGTTCATCACACACTCAATTGATGTTTCACACTCGCCGCATTCACATAAAAACACATGTCCGTTTGCATTGCTTTTAACATCGCACATGAATTTGTTTTGACATATGGGGCATTGAATTGGGTATCTGATTTTCATTTGCTTTGCTCCTCTCCTTCGATCTTTTTCATTTCTGCTTCGTTTGGCGTTCCGTCGTTATTGACAAGGTTACATTCTTTAAGCGGCATAAAACATTCAAACTGCATCAACGCGCAAGCATTATACATGTACCCGCTTTTATAGAATGGGCAATCATTGCATTTCATTCCTCTTGCTCCTCCAGTGCTTTCTCTGCGGCCTCGCGCTTTTCGTAAGTTTCATATTTTAATGGCACATTTTTTTCATTCAATACGAACCCACAAGCACAGCATTTATTGGGCGAGCTATTATACATATTAGCCCCACACGCAGGACATTTCCCTATCATACAAATAGCCATTATTTCTCACCTCCAAGCGCGGCTTCGGCAGATTCGCGGGTTTTTGGCGCTTCATTCCATTCTTCCAGTGTGTAGTGGTCAGGCCATTCCAAACCGTTATCGTCTGTCGCTCTCGTTTCAACCGTTATCGCGCTTACAACGTGAACCCCATCGGAATATTGAATCTCACGTTCTGCCGCGCTATATCCAGTGACAACGTGTTTGATTACTCCGTGCCCTTCATCAACCTCAAAACATACGTCACCGCGTTTTGCAAATAGCACCACGCACCGCCCGTCTTTCTCGGCTTCACATATTGCTTCGAGACGGTCAGAATCAATATTCTCAACCCATTGCACACGATGGCCGCAAGAGTCATGACATTCTTGATACGTCACGTTTCGAGCGTCAACTTCTTCGTGGCAATTCGGACACCACCAATAATTATCAATCGTTCTCATTCTTGCTCCCTCCGTTTTCCCTCGTCGCCATATGTGTAAGTGGCGGCGGCATACTTATGAAACTATGCTTTGGCATTTCATCAATAGTAAGAACATGTTCCCTCCGTTCGTTGTGTGCACAATAAAAATCATCACACCCAAACATTTTGTATATGTCGCACTTTATTGCTCTTCTTGGGTGTATACCTCTGCGCCGGTCAAAATCCTTGCACCAAACCACCTTCACCAGTTCCCCGCTCTCAATCTGCCGTTTTAGTTCGGTGAGTTCCGCAAGATCGGCGCGGAGTTCGTCGGGTGTGCGGTTTAGGTCTTGATATTTGTCACAAAGCTCTTCATATGCTTTTCTTTCGTCGCAAGGCCCTGCGAAACACGTTGCGTCTTCACATGTTGGGCACGGGTTCGTTAATCTCTCCATCTTTCTATCTCCTTTCAAAGTCGGTAGTTCCGACCGTCTTTTTTTGCTATATTGATCGTAAATTCTCCACACATTTGTTTGATACGTGAGCCCAAAGCTTCATCAATTCCCATGATTTCAGATAGTGACCGCTCTGAGGTAATAATGGTAATGTCTTGGCGTATCAGCCGCATGTTGATAAGTTCGAATGTGTGCTTTACGTCCGATTCTGACGGTTTGAATTTCATGAAGTCGTCTATGTACAGAACTGCACACCGCCCGTATTCGTTTAAAACCTCTTGATATGCTTCATCATCATTCACGGCCGCTTTAAACGCTGTCATAAGCTGTTGGTATGTCGTGTACCGTGTTGAGCGTCCAGATTTAATGAAGTGACCGCATACCGCCGTTCCAAGGTGAGTCTTTCCGCATCCCGGTTGCCCCGTGATGATTAAGCCTTTTGCGCCGCTCCCAATAAACCGTCTGCACTTATCGAGCATCATCTTTTGCCAGTCCTCTTTAGCAACGAATGATTTAAATGTCATTTTGTCTATGCATTCCCGCAGACCGCTTTTTTCAATGAGCAGCAAGGATAATTCTTCGGCTTCTCTGCGTTTGTGTTCTTCGTCGCTCTTGCGTTTCATTTCGGCTATGCGTTCGTTCCATGCGTCCTCGCCGTGTTGCTCTATAAATGATTGTCTGCGTTCTCTTGCGGCTTGTAGAGCTTCGCCAAACGATTCATAGTCCGTTTGTATCAGATCGCTCATATGCCCTCCTATATGGTTTCTGTGACGTTAGCCCACTTGTCTTCTGGCTTGTCCTGTTTTGGTGATGCCTTGTTTTTCAGTTCGAACACGCCTTGCCAGCCGCTTTCAATGCTCTGCCGTAATATCTCTGTCTTTTCTTCTTCCGTCTGCGCTAACTTGTCTAGCTTTTGGCGGAGAAGTT